TTTGGAAAGAATTTAATCAAACGATTCCAACTTCAATCGAATTTAATATAGATTTTTAATGAAATCACCGACTCAATTTATAGTGAAGCCTGTAAATGGAAGTCGATATAACAACACAAAGCTAATAGCCGGCATAGAGTTCATTGTTAATACCTCTGAGGAGGAAGCAAGGTTCTCCAACCGCTATGCTGAAGTTATAGAGACACCACTAAATTACAAAGGGCCGATACAGAATGGGGATACTTTAATAGTTCACCACAACGTCTTTAAGTTCTATAATGACATTAAAGGGAGGCGCAAAAGTGGTAAGAGCTTTTTTAAAGATGACCTGTTCTTCATTGACGAGGAGCAGTTTTTTTTATACAAAAGTGAAGGTAAATGGCACGCTTATGACCGGTATTGTTTTGTCAAGCCACTGCCAACAACTGAGAGTTATATAAAGAAACCGTTCAGTTTAGAACCATTGATGGGTACTATGGTGTACCCTAATGAATATTTAAGAAGTAAGGGTGTCAACGAAGGTGACATAGTCTGCTTCGCTCCAAATGGGGAGTACGAATTTGACATTGATGGTGAAAAGCTATATAGGATGTTCGATCATTTCGTAACAATGAAGCTATGAGCAACAGAGAAATTAAACTCAAAATAATTGCAGCCGGACACAGAGCTATTGAAGAACTGGTGAAAATTGCACAAGAACCTATTTTAGGCTCCGGAGATGATGGTGATATAACAGCAGATAAATTAAAAAATGCAGCCGCTACAAAAAGGCTCGCAATATTTGATGCGTTTGAGATACTAAATAAGATTGAGTCAGAAAGGGAAGCCCTTGAATTTGCAGACAGGGGAATTACTAAAGCAGAATCAAAACAAGGCTTTGCGGAAAGGAGAAGTAAATAAAGACCTTTACTACGTTGTAGAGGATTTGATACCAAAAGCACCACTTAGCAATAAGAACAGGTCGCGCTCATGGCTGTATGGATACAACGAACAGTATGACGTTGTGGTTATTTCAAAGTCTGGGCAGATAGGTCAGGTCATAAATATTTCAGGTGTAAATATTGCGCTACCCCCAATCCCTGAAAGGTCTTACAGAAGAAGCGATATAAAAGCTCAGCAGTATTGGGAACGAATACCGGTGCCAAAAGAACTTGAGAAAATACCCTCAATCTTTGCCTGGAATGAGAAGCCATTGGAGTTTAAAAACAAATGGGTTGATTACATTGAAAAAGAATTTGATAATAGGGAATACGGTTTTTGGTTTTATAATAATGGGGTGCCCTGTTACATAACAGGGTCCCATTATATGTATCTGCAATGGTCAAGTATTGATGTTGGTTATCCGGACTTCAGAGAGGCTAATAGAATATTTTTCCTTTTTTGGGAAGCCTGCAAAGCAGATCCAAGATGTTTTGGTATGATATACCTGAAGATAAGACGCTCTGGTTTCTCATTTATGTCGTCAGCAGAGTGTGTAAACATAGCGACACTCGCAAAGGATTCACGACTTGGTATTTTGTCAAAGACCGGTGCTGATGCTAAAAAGATGTTCACAGATAAAGTAGTTCCTATCAACAGTAAGCTGCCTTTCTTTTTCAAGCCTATCATGGATGGTATGGACAAGCCAAAGACAGAGCTTGCGTTCAGAGTTCCTGCCTCAAAGATTACCAAAAAGAATATGCATGAGATTGGCGACAATGACATAGTTGGTCTGGATACAAGTATTGACTGGAAGAACACAGAAGATAACTCTTATGATGGCGAAAAGCTTTTATTCTTAGCGCACGATGAGTCTGGAAAATGGATTAAGCCAAATAATATTTTAAATAATTGGCGTGTAACCAAAACTTGTTTACGATTAGGTAGTAAGATTATCGGAAAGTGCATGATGGGGTCAACCTCAAATGCCTTAAATAAAGGCGGTGATAACTTCAAGACATTATACTATGACTCAGATGCAACAGTAAGGAATGCCAATGGCCAGACAAAAAGCGGTATGTATGGGCTGTTTATTCCTATGGAATGGAATATGGAGGGGTTTATCGACCGATACGGTTATCCGGTATTCAGAAAGCCGGATGAACCAGTAGGAGGGGTAGATGGCGGTGTAATTAAAAATGGAGCAATTGACTACTGGGAGAATGAAGTAGATTCATTAAAGAACGACGCAGATGCCTTGAATGAGTTTTACCGACAGTTCCCAAGAACAGAGTCGCACGCATTCAGAGACGAAAGTAAACAAGCGTTATTTAATCTGACAAAGATATATCAGCAAATTGATTACAATGAGTCATTGATAACCGGACAGCATCTAACAAGAGGCTCTTTCTCATGGAAGGATGGAATAAAGGACACAAAGGTTATATGGACACCAAACAGAAGCGGAAGATTTTTGATAAGCTGGTTCCCTCCGGCACACTACATGAATAATGTTGTTGTAAAAAATGGAATAAAACATCCAGGCAATGAGCATCTTGGCTCATTCGGATGTGACCCATACGACATATCAGCAGTAGTAGGCGGCAGGGGATCATGCGGCTCACTTCACGGAATGACAAAGTTTCACATGGATGATGCGCCAACCAATGAGTTCTTTTTAGAATATGTAGCAAGACCACAAACAGCAGAGATATTTTTTGAAGAAATACTAATGGCTTGTGTTTTCTATGGTATGCCGATACTCATAGAGAATAACAAACCAAGACTATTATACCATTTTAAAAACAGAGGATACAGGGGATTCTGTATGAATAGACCCGACAAACAATTCAATAAACTTACAAAAACCGAGCGTGAGCTTGGTGGCATACCAAACTCATCAGAGGATGTCAAACAGTCTCACGCAGCGGCAATTGAGTCATATATTGAGAAGTATGTCGGATTTGACCTTACAGGCACATATAGAGAACCTGACGTGATTGGCAATATGCCTTTCATAAGAACACTTGAAGATTGGGCAAAGTTTGATATAAATGACAGGACAAGGTTTGATGCTACGATTAGCTCAGGACTTGCTATAATGGCAAATCAAAAACACCTTTATATGCCTGAAAAGAAAGAATCAAAAATTATTATTAACTTTGCTAAATATTCAAACGATGGGCTAACAAGTCAACTAATGAAATGAAAGATATAAAGTTAGAGATACAATTTACAGATTTCCCACATCAGTGGGCAACAGATAAAGAAAAGGCATCTGAGGGCTATGGCCTCCAGGTCGGGCAGGCTATACAGTACGAATGGTTTAGAAAAGATGGAACCTCTTGCAGGTATTACAGCCGATGGAGAGACTTCCATAGACTAAGACTATACGCAAGAGGAGAGCAGTCAGTAGCAAAATACAAGAACGAACTTGCTATTGATGGAGACCTATCCTATCTTAATATCGACTGGACTCCGGTTCCTGTTATCCCAAAGTTTGTTGACATTGTAGTGAATGGTATGTCAGACAGGTTGTTTAAGCCAAAAGCATACGCTCAGGATGCAATGTCGCTTGCTAAGCGCAGTAAGTATCAGGACATGATAGAGACGCAAATGGTAGGCAAGCCAATTTTTGAGATGCTTCAGAATTACACAGGTGTCAATCCGTTTATGATGGACCCTGACAAGCTTCCTGAGAATGACGAAGAACTATCATTATTTATGCAGATTAACTACAAGCCTGCAATTGAGATAGCTGAAGAGGTGGCAATCAGTACAATATTTGCCGAGAACCATTATGATGACATTAGAAAAAGGCTTGACTATGACCAAACAGTAATTGGTATAGCTGTCGCAAAACATGAGTTTCTGCTTGGAGAAGGCGTAAAAGTATCTTATGTTGACCCTGCTAATATAGTTTACAGTTACACCGAAGATCCATTCTTTAAAGACTGTTTTTATTGGGGAGAAATAAAGACCGTTCCGCTTACAGAGCTTTACAAAATCAATCCAAAACTAACCAGAGATGACATTGAGCAAATATCTCAGTATAGTCAGACCTGGTATGACTATTATAATGTAGCAAGATTTTATGAGAATAGTGTATTTTATAGAGATACTTGCACTCTGCTCTATTTTAATTATAAGACAACCAAACGAGTTGTTTATAAAAAGAAAACAGTAGAGGGTAGTGGGTTCAAGATGATACCCAAAGACGACAGTTTTAATCCTCCGGCAGAGATGATGGAGGAAGGGGGCTTTGAGAAAGTCGAGAAAACTATTGACGTATGGTATGAAGGTGTCATGGTTATGGGTACCAACTATCTGCTTAAATGGGAGATGGCTGAAAATATGGTAAGGCCTAAGTCAACAGCACAGCACGCTATGCCAATGTATGTGGCTTGTGCGCCAAGAATGTACAAAGGTGTTATTGAGAGCTTAGTTCGCAGGATGATACCATTTGCTGACCTTATTCAAATCACTCACCTAAAGTTACAGCAGGTCATCAATCGAGTAGTGCCTGATGGTGTATTTATTGACGCTGATGGCTTAAATGAGGTTGACCTTGGTACCGGCAATGCCTATAACCCAGAGGATGCGCTAAGACTATATTTCCAAACAGGTAGTGTCATTGGTAGAAGTTTTACGCAGGATGGCGACTTTAATAATGCAAGAGTACCAATTACGCAGCTTACATCTAACTCAGGTGCAGCAAAAACACAAATGTTGCTGGCAAATTATCAGCACTACATGGACATGATACGCACAGTAACCGGTCTTAATGAGGCAAGGGATGGCTCAACGCCTGACCCTAACTCATTAGTAGGATTGCAGAAGTTAGCGGCACTTAACTCAAACACAGCCACAAGGCATATCCTTGAGAGCGGTCTGTTCATCTACCGTAGTCTTGCTGAGGCTATTACTTATCGTGTAGCTGACATTTTAGAGTACGCTGACTTTAAAGAGGATTTTGCAACAAGAATAGGCAGGTACAATGTGTCGATTCTGAATGACATTAAAGACCTTTATCTATATGACTTTGGTATATTCGTGGAAGTGTCTCCGGATGAAGAGCAAAAAGCGCAACTCGAAGCCAATATCCAAATGGCTTTATCGAAAGGCGACATTAACCTTGAGGATGCTATTGATATTAGAGAGCTTAAAAACTTAAAACTTGCCAATCAACTACTCAAAGTTAAGCGCATAAAGAACGCTGAGCAAATGGAGAAAATGCAGATGCAAAAGCAAGCAATGGTAGCACAACAGCAAATGCAGTCTCAGCAGATGGCAGCACAAACAGCAGTGCAAAAAATACAACTTGAAGCTCAGGCAAAAGCGCAGGTCATACAGACAGAGGCAGAGATGTCAATGAAAAAGATGGAATTTGAAGCAAGTATTAAATCAAAGCTGATGGCTGAAGAGTTCCAGTACAGTATAAAGTTGCATGAAATGCAGTATGGCACACTTGCTGCTCGTGAGAAAACTAAAGAAGAAGAAAAGAACAAACGCATTAGCATTCAGAATACACAGCAGTCAAAACTGATAAACCAAAGAAAAAATAACCTACCTCCGGTAAACTTTGAGTCTAATGAGGATAGCTTGGATGGCTTTGATTTAGCAGAATTTAACCCAAGATAGTATGAATCTAATTTTTATTTTATATTTTTGCACAAATAAAATCTACTCAAATGGAATTTAAATCAGTAAAATTAGTCGAAACCGGTGAACAGAAAAGTGTTCAAGAGGTAGAGAAAGAGCTTTTAGAGAAGCATGAGCAGCAATTTCAGGACACTCCACAGGATATTCAAATACCTGAACCGCCTGCTCAAGAGTTCGAATTAAAAGAGGAAGACGTTCTTTCATATATAGGCAAGAGATACAACAAGCAGATCAACTCATTCGACGAGCTTATGTCCGAGCGTAATACCGCTGAGGATATGCCAGAGGATGTAGCTGCTTATATGAAATATAGAAAAGAAACAGGTAGAGGGTTTGAGGACTTTCTCAAGTTGAACAAAGACTTCGACTCAATACCGGAAGAACAGCTTTTAAAGGATTATCTGTTATCAACCCAAGAAGGTCTTGACGAAGATGACGTCGACATGATGATGGACGAGTACAGATATGACGAAGACCTTGACGATGAATCTTTCATAAAGAAAGCGAAAATCGCAAGAAAGAAAGCTGTAAATGAAGCTAAAAAATTCTTCAACACTCAGAAGGAGAAATACAAAACGCCCCTTGAGTCAAGTACGGCAGGTATTCCTCTATTAGAGAAAGAAGAGTTTGAAGCATATCGTGAGTATATCAGAAATGCTAAGACTTACGAGGAAGAAAATAATCGCAAACGTCAATGGTTTGAGAATAAGACTAATGAAATTTTTGACTCAGGGTTCAAAGGTTTTGAGTTCAATGTCAATAATAAAAAGCTTGTTTTCAATCCAGGCGAAGCTGCTGAGTTAAAGAGGTTACACTCTAATCCTGCAAGTTTTATCGGGAAGTTCTTGGATGAATCTGGGATGATAAAAGACGCAGCAGGATACCACAAGGCGTTAGCGGTTGCAATGAACCCTGAGCGTTTTGCAAAGTATTTTTACGAGCAAGGTGCAGCGGATGCAGCAGATGACTTTATGCGTAAGACCAAAAATATAAATATGTCTGAGCGTAAAGCAAATGAGGCAACTAAGGGTAATGATGGTTTTCAGGTTAAAGAGATTAATCCTGACCATGGAAGAAGTTTAAAAATCCGAAGTGCAAAAAGATTGTAAAACATTAAATTATTAAAAAATGCCAAGTGCTTTATTAAACACGCCTACTTATGCGCTGCAACCAGCAGCCGAGAGAATGGCTTTATCAACAAACTATATTACTAACTTCGACTTCTTGAATCAGTATCTTCCTGATACTTACGAGAAAGAATTTGAGCGTTACGGTAATCGTACAATTGCATCGTTCCTTCGTCTTGTAGGTGCTGAGATGCCTTCAAACTCTGACCAAATCAAATGGGCTGAACAAGGTCGTTTGCATATCAAGTACACGAATGTTGTGGCATCAGCTGTTGCAGCTGGTGTTGGTACATTTACAATTACTGCTGGCCCTACATCCGGTATAACATCAACAGCTATTAGAGTAAACCAAACTGTATTCATTCAAGTGAATGCTACAGGCGTTTACAATAAAGCTATTGTTACAGCTATTACAAGCCCTACTGGTGGTCCTTACACTTTTACAGTTGCATTCTATGAAGCAACAGTAGTTATTGCAAATGCAGATGTTTGCACTGTATTTATCTACGGTTCTGAATTCAAGAAGGGGACAACCGGTATGGTGGGGTCTTTGGAATCAGAGGATGTATTTTTCTCTAACAAACCAATTATCCTAAAAGATAGATATGCTATCAGCGGATCTGATATGGCTCAAATTGGTTGGGTTGAAGTAACAACTGAGAATGGTGCTACTGGCTACCTTTGGTACCTAAAGTCCGAGCATGAGACTCGTCTTCGTTTTGAGGACTATATGGAGACTGCTATGATTGAAGCTGTTCCTGCCGCTGCTGGTTCTGGTGCTGCTAACTTCTTGGCAACAGGTCTTGCTAATGAGGCAGGTTCTGAGGGCGTATTCTACGCTGTTGAGAATCGTGGTAATGTATGGGGTGGTGGTGTGCCAACATCTCTTGCTGATTGGGATACAATCGTACAGCGTCTTGACAAACAAGGTGCTATTGAGGAGAACGTAGTATTCTGTAACCGTGACCTTAGCTTTGCCATTGATGGTATGCTTGCAGGTCTTAACGGTGCTTCTACTGCTGCTGCCGCTACTCCTTCATACGGTGCTTCATACGGTCTATTTGACAATGACGTAACTATGGCTTTGAACCTTGGTTTCTCAGGTTTCCGTCGTGGTTATGACTTCTATAAGTCAGACTGGAAATACTTGAATGACCCAACTATGCGTGGTGGTCTTTCAGCTGCTGCTGCAACTGCTACTGGAACAATAACAGGTCTTTTAGTTCCTGCCGGTTCTACTTCAGTTTACGACCAAATCATGGGCAAAAACGCTAAGCGTCCATTCCTACACGTCCGTTACCGTGCAACTGAAACAGAAGATCGTCGTTACAAAACTTGGATTACAGGTTCTGCTGGCGGTGCGCAAACAAGTGACTTAGATGCAATGGAAGTAAACTTCCTTTCTGAGCGTTGCGTATGTACTCTTGGTGCAAACAACTTTGTACTCTTTAGATACGGTTAATCTTTATTGCTTTGGAGGGCGTTTTTATAGCGCCCTTCTTTTTTAAAATCTAATTAAATTGAATAATATGTCAGAGAAAAAGTATGTCGATAAGATATATCGATTAAAAAATGGTACTCCATTGTCGTACACATTAGTATCAAGGAATAATCCAAAATATCCATTGATGTGGTTTGATGAAGCTAAGGGTGTAAATAGGGCATTAAGGTATGCTTCAAATCAAAAGTCACCTTTTGAGGATGAGCAAGACTCAAATGTAATACTTGAACCAATTGTATTTGAGGATGGCTTTTTAACTGTCGCAAGAACAAATCCGGTGCTTCAGGCATTCTTGCATTACCATCCAATGAATGGAAAGGTATTTGAAGTTGTTGACAAAGAGAAAGACGCAAAAGAAGAGGTAGAAGAACTTAACCTTGAAGTTGATGCTTTGATACAAGCGAGAAGTCTATCTATTGAGCAGCTTGAGATGATGACAAGGGTGCTATTTGGTAAAGACCCTACCACCATTACAACTGCTGAGTTAAAGCGTGATATATTGGTATTTGCTAAAAACTATCCGCATGATTTCTTACAATCGTTTAATGACCCTGAGCTTAAATACCAAGCTAAAATCAGATCGTTCTTTGAATTGAAATTATTAGTAACCAGAAATAATAACAGGGAGGTATGGTATAACACGCCTACCAATAAAAAGAAAATGTGTTCGGTTCCATATAATAATGACCCATATGATTTTGCCGGTCAGTTCCTGCAAAGCGACGAGGGTTTAGATTCACTCAAGATGTTAGAAACATTTTCTGAATCATAAAACAAAAACATAAAGAGGGTGAAATATTCCCTCTTTTTTTTATATTTGTAAAAAAATACAGATGATAAACTCAGTAAGAAATACAGTACAAGGTGTCCTTAACAAGAACAACTATGGGTATATCTCACCGCAAGACTTTAACCTCTATGCGAAGCAGGCACAGATGGAGATATTTGAGGAGTACTTCACTGCTTACAACAAGGTCATAAACATGGAGAATGCTCGCATGGCAGGCACTGACTACGCTGATGTAGAGCAGCCATTAGCTGAGGTGCTTGAGTATTTTCTAAGGTCTGACTTTTTAGTTCCTATCCTTACGCCATCTGGATTTACAGTTAATCAGTTCTCTGCCCCATCACTTATAACAGTAGGCTATGACTACTACATGATTAACAAGTTGTTATGCTATACAATAAAAAGAGCAACAGGGCAAAACACAGCAACTGTTCCATTAAACCAATTGATTGACTCAGGCGCAAACTTTGTCAATGCAGGAGTGGTCTATGGTGACGTTGTTGTCAATCTAACGACATTAGAGAGCGCAACAGTTATGGCAGTAACAGCAACTGCACTTGATATTTCAGATGGCATATTCCTTGCGATAGGACAAGATTATGCGGTATATGCAGCATCATCTGCAACTGACGCTGAGAAGGTATCGGTAGGTAAAATTACGATGCTCAACAACTCATTACTTACTTCCCCATCGACAATATTTCCTGTATACACATTGAATAATTTAGGCACTATAACAACTTATCCGAATAGCATTGCAGGATATGGCGCTATAAATGCAACCTATTTCAGATACCCATTAGATCCTAAGTGGACATACACAACACTCACAAGTGGGGAGCCGGTATTCGACCAAACACAGATTGACTACCAAGATTTTGAACTACCTCTTGAAGAAGAATACAAGCTCGCACAAAAGATATTACAATACTGCGGAATGACAATCAGAGAAGTAGAGGTGGTTCAATACGCATTAGGCCAAGAAGCAGCAAGAACAGCTAACACTTAAAATAATAATCAATGCCATATATATCACAGTTTCAGTACTATACCAATAATGGTAACGCTCCGACAGATGCCAATTGGGGGTCATATCAATACGTCAGTCTGTTTGACATTGTCAATAACTTTCAGTTGATGTACACCGGAAATCACTCATTGGTAAATAATGAGGAGCGATACAAGGTATTATTTCATGCCAAGCGTGCAATCCAGGAACTAAACTATGACGCATTCAAAGAGATTAAGGTTCTTGAGCTTAGCGTCTGCGACCAATTAAGATATGTGCTACCATCGGATTATGTCAACTGGGTGCGCATCTCGATGTATGCTAATGGTGTACTCTATCCACTTACTGAGAATATTCAAACATTATCAGCTAAGGCATATCTTCAAGACAATGACTGCAATATTTTGTTTGACCAAAATGGCAATATCCTTGAGCCACAGTACTCAAATATTGACTACGAGAGAATAAAAGGAACCAAGAAAAGTATCTACCTCAATCAAGGGCATCAATTTCATGGACATGAAGGATATTGCTGTGATGGTAATTGGTATTTTGAGCATGGTATAGGTGCCAGATTTGGGTTAAATACCGAGACAGCTAACCGCAACCCTACGTTCAATATTGACAAAAAAGCAGGGGTTATAAACTTTGACAGCGCAATATTAGGATATTGCCATAGCAATAATAATGACCCGAACCACCACCATAGTGCTGCAACAGTTATACTTGAGTATGTGAGCGATGGTATGGAGAACGGTAACGATGCTGCTGTAATGGTCAATAAATTATTCGAGCAGTATATTTACGCCTCTATCAGATATGAGATACTAAACGCAAAACTAAACGTGCAAGAGTATATTGTAGCAAGAGCCAGAAAAGAGAAGCAGGCGCTATTAAGAAATGCAAAAATAAGAATCAGTAACATCCATCCTGGCAGACTTCTAATGAACCTGAGAGGCATGGACAAGATAATTAAATAATGGCAAACTTTACGAGGAATTTTATCGCTGGTAAAATGAACAAAACATTTGACGAGCGATTTGTGCCTGATGGCGAGTACATTGACGCTATGAATGTCCGCATGGGGTCAACTGAGAAGTCAGAAGCAGGTGTCATTGAAAACACTAATGGAAACTTACCTCTGACAGCTCTTGAGTACAATGGAAAGCCATTAAGTTCATACGCAAGGTGTATTGGTGCCATTGAGGATAGTGCCAAAGAGACTATTTATTGGTTTGTACATGACTCACAGTTTCAGTCAACAACCGGTAAGCTTGACTTAGTGGTATCGTTTAATGTAGTTACGCAGTTGCTTACATATCACATCATTAGTGTTGACGATGGTGGTGGTGTCAATACTACATTGAATTTCAATGAGCAATATCTCATTACCGGTATCAACCTGATTGAGGACTTGTTGTATTGGACTGACGACTATAATCCTCCAAGGTTTATAAATGTAAAGACTGGCTACGCTAATCCTAACGGTGCAGGTATTGACTACAACGGACAGCCTGATTTGCTGTATGAGACAATACAGGTTATTAAGAAGCCACCTACCTCAGCACCTACGTTAAGTTTATTGAATACTGTTGGTGAGGAGAATTATTTACAGGACAGATTTATCTGCTTTGCGTATAGGTATCAATATGCGAATGGCCAATATAGCGCAACGTCACAATGGACAGAGCCTGCATTTTTGCCATCGCCTTTTTCTTTTAGTAAAGATTCTTTTTTGAATGAAGGAATGGTCAATGATTATAATGGAGTAAATGTAAATTATAATTCAGGAAGTTCGTTAGTTATTGGAATTGATATTCTATTCAAGGAAGCAACAGGAAATGTGATTAAGGTTATTGAGAAACTTAATAAAAGCATCATTGGATTATCTAATAACACTACTTATTCGTACTTTTTTAATAATAGTAAAATCTATACAATCTTGCCAGAGTCAGAGCTGCTTAGGCTTTATGACAATGTGCCAAGACTTGCTAAGGCTCAGACAATTATGGGCAACAGGCTCATGTATGGCAACTACGTCGATGGATATGATTTAGTTGACAAAAATGGGTACCCTGTATTATTAGAATACACAACAAGCTTAATTACAGAAGAGATAAATACTATTCTTGTTCCTACAACATTAGATTCCACCACATATACAATAGATGGATCGCAGACAATTGCAAATTCTTCTTTAATTATAGATTTTACTGGAATAAATTTAATACAAGGATCTCTTATTACTTTTTCCGTTTCGGTTTTTCATGATTCATTTAGTGGGACACCTCCATTTCCTACTCAAACAACAGGAACCACTCAAATAAACTTTTCAATATATCTTCAAAATACATACAGCTCTGTTTATGCCTTTGCAACAAGTACAGAATTTATTGATGCAATAGGGACTTCTTTACCAGGAGGCAATATACAATTAGTGTATAATCCAAGTGGGAATGATTCTTGCGATGGACTTACGTTTACGGATTCATATAATTGTAGCCTTCCATATTTTTTAGGAACTCTTGTTAAGATTAACACAGGGACAAGTTTTTTAGGTCAAGCTATACAAATAATTTCTACTCCATCTTCAAATGATATAAAGCTTGTATTTTTAGCTGCAAAGTATGTTGATAATCCAACTACTCCAACTCAAAATGTTTATGAGTATTATAAAATATTAAATCACTCGGTACAGTATTTTGGAATTGGTGTCCCTAAAAGCTTACATAGCAATAGAGGATATGAGATTGGTATTGTATACATGGATGAATATTTAAGGTCAACTCCTGCAAATGTCAGCCAGTTTAATAATGTATTTGTGCCATGTTCTTATTCTAAAAACAAAAATTCAATTACTGTCACTATACCGCCATCTCAAGTTGCGCCTTATTGGGCTACAAGATATAAATTTGTATGCAAGTCAGACCAACATAGATATGAGACTATATATTCAAGCGTTTATTTTGAGGACCCAGGTACAGGAGATGTTTATTTTTTATTAGAAGGAGAAAACGCAAGGAAAATAGAAGAGGGAGATAGGTTAATCGTAAAGGCAGACTCATCAGGCCCTAAAGATAGTTGTGTGTATGTAACAGTATTAACAAAAGAATCAAAGTCATCTGGATTTATAACTCCTGCGAATAATGTTGTGCCTCCTGCTGGAGTTTATATGAAAATCACATCAGACGAATTACTTGTAAATACAAGCGCTTCGTCTAATATAAATAGATTTAGCCATAGATACGCATCTTCTGGAAATCCAAATCTTAACATATTGATGAATATTCCAGGGACAGATCCATTGTTTCCGAGTTGGCAATATGTAGATTATATTGTTCCTGCTGGAAGTGTAATAAAGTTCAAAATAAAAAATCAAGTAAAGGGGGACCTTGTATGTCTTGATAAATTATATACTTTTGAAGGAGAGTTTATATCTAAAAACGACTATAATAATATTTATCTTTGGTTTATAGGGGATGGTATAGCGGCAGAAATTATAGGCAATGCTGTAAATAATTATGGTGTTACTTTTTTGCCAGGAATAGGGCCAATTCCTTCTCCTCCATTTCCTGGCTATGACCCAACTTATGACATAGTTTATAAGTTTGATAGAGATTTAGTTACTAATAAATTAACATTAAACTTTATAGGATTTTCGGCTTGTAATACTTGGTTTCCAAGTAATAGAACTCAAAGCTCAATATCAGTTGAATTTGACTTTACATCTGATTCTAATTACATATTTATCTTTGAAACAGAGCCAACGGATACATTGCCCGATGTCTTTTTTGAGAACGAACTATCATATCCAATTGATGCCAATGGTAATCACTTGTCGAATGGATTAGTAGGCGATCAATCTCAAAATATCGCTTTGGGCGTTCCTGCCATTATTCAGACAGGGTTCTTCAACTGTTTCTCCTTCGGTAACGGTGCCGAGAGTTTCAAAATCAGAGACTCATTAGTTGGCCGTGACTTTAACTTAGGCAACCGTGTGACCACAGTAGCAGCGCAGGACTACAAAGAGTCAAGACGCTTTGCTGACATCACATATAGCGGTGTGTACAACCCTGAGACCAATGTAAATAAGCTCAATGAGTTCAACTATGCCCTTTTAAACTACAAGAACCTTGAGCTGTCATTTGGGGCAGTATATATCCTTGATGGGCGTGAGACTGACGTGTTGGTACTACAAGAAGATAAAGTATCTTATGTACTTGCCGGAAAGAACTTACTATCTGATGCCGCAGCAGGTGGTGCCATTACCTCAGTGCCTGAGGTGCTTGGAACACAGATAGCAAGAACAGAGAAGTATGGCATAAGCTTTAACCCTGAGAGTTATGTACAGTGGGGTTATGACCGATTCTTTACAGATGCTAAGCGTGGAGCTGTTCTTCAACTCAAAGGCAACTCATACTCAAATGAGCAAATAGTTGTCATATCAGAGCAGAATATGCGGACATGGTTTAGGGATGAGTTTATTGAGACATTCAGTACACAAAAGCTCGGTGGCTTTGACCCATATATGAACGAGTATGTTCTGACAATGAATGACCGAAAATTGCCACAAGAAATAGACTGTATCAAATGTGGCATTACTCAGACATTTACCTTTGCGCAAGGTGCAGGCATAAAGGTAGATTATGAATATTGTGTAGGCCTTGGGATAGCGATAGGTGATGTTGTTGTTCAGTGGGATGTAATTAGTATTGACATAGATACGAAGTTTGATATTATAGCCACCTATGATGGAAATTCATACCCATCAGGCTCTCAAAATAGCTCAGGCTCACTTTCATTCTTTAAGAATAATCAATCTCCTGATAGCGTAGATATATATATTGCGACAAACGGAAATGTTGTCTTATCAGTAACTGTTTACTGTCCTCAGGAAGAGCCGATGACATTAGTTCAGGTGGTATGGACAAACAACAATGATGCAGGGTCGATTGCAATGAAGCAATTTAATTATGTGAATGGAATGTTCACATCTCCATTACAGACAGCATTGATACCTTTTGCATCAGGTACCGGCAACCCATTGGTGTCATATTATCTTGTGACAAATGGCTTTGAGGGACAAGGGCCAATACCGGTAGCCGGATCAACAATGACGCTGAAGATAAATGAGAACTTCCCTTGGGTGTCATTCACATTTAATCCATTGGTTCATAAATTTAAATATGCAAGGACAAATGTGCTATATGGTAGCAATGACATTGATATGCAGGCACTATTGGCTGTATCAACAACTGCAACACCAATTACTACACCAATGTCCGGTGTGTATGCTGCTGACTTCATAGTACCGCCAAGTGCAAACGGTCAGTACCTGTACATTATTTGGGACCTAAGACAAAGCTATGGAGCGCAATTATGCTATGGCGAAACACTTGAAGAGGTTTGTTGCGAGTGTGTACCATGCGAAGAAGAATGCTCTCAGTATGTATTCATAAACCCTGAGACTCAAGAAACAAATGCTGAGGTTATTTTCCCATCAGGTAGCTGTTATGTTCCGGAAGGATTCACTCAGATAATAGAGCCAGGAGAAGCCTTTAGTTTCTGCTTGCCAAACATAAAAGACAATTATATTATAACACAAGGCAATCCTGTTGTGTACATGGAGAGCTGTTTCTGCGGAGGATAATTATGCCAACTCAACAATCATTCTATTTAAACGGACCAACATTGTCAACCGCTACCACTGTATTCTTGGATAGTGGTATGACATTATGCGCACCTGATGGATACTACTCAGATGGCACAGTAGCAAGACAACAATTTAATTGCGTGCTATTGCCAGCTGAAGCTTGCCCTACTTGCGGAGAAGCTTGTAAGGATAATATTGTCGACCTTACATCAAATGAGGGTGT